CTCCGCCCATGCTCCCGCCGGCCGGCATGGGTTCAAACATGCCGTCTCTCTTCCCCGCAGAGGGGTGCGTGGACCCGCCCCCGGCATTCGGCCGGTGCATCGTAGCCACGCAGAAGAGCGGATGGCCGGCAGCGACGATCTTCAGATGACGCAAGCCGGGCGCTCCCGCCGCGGCTTGACCGAGATGCGCGACGACTCCCCGCATCGCGGGTGTTTCCACTCCGAGCCCGGGCGGAGGCCGTCGCGCTTCCCGGGCACCTATCCGCAAACCGAGGTGATGTCATGAACAAGCACATCGCGACGCTGCGCGAACAGCTCGTCAAGGACATGGATCGGCTCACCGCCGAACTGGCGGACATCGCGAATGCGATCAACGCGATCGACGGGATGGGCGCGGCCAAGGCCGCCGTCGCAGAGGACGGCCGGAAGCGGCCGTGGACGCCCGAGCGGCGCGCCGCGATGTCGGCGAAGATGAAGATGCAGCACGAGGCCAATCCCGATACGGCGGCGAGGCGGGCGGCGGCTCTGGAACATGGCCGGCGCGTGTTGGCTGAGCGCCGCGCCAACGGGGCCGCTGGCGAGTGGTACGCCTGATGACCGACAGCCCCATCGTCGCCGGCATCGGCGCCGACCAGCTCCGTTCGTTCATCGAGCGCATCGAGCATCTCGAAACGGAAAAGGACGCCATCGGTGAGGACATCAAGGAGGTCTATGCCGAGGCCAAGTCGGAGGGCTTCGACACCAAGATCATGCGCCAGGTGATCCGCATCCGGAAGATGAACGAGGCCGACCTGCAGGAGCAGGAGGAGTTGATCGAGGTCTACAAGCGCGCGCTCGGCATGCTGCCAGACGTCGAGGACTGACATGCTCCCCCCGTCGGCCTCCGAGGCGCAGATCCATGCCGCCGTGGTGGCGTACTGCCACCGCGCGATGCGTCCCGGTGTCGTGGTCCATCATTCGCCCAACGAGGGGAAGCGGACCCGCTGGGAGGGTGCGCAGTTGAAGCGCACCGGCGTCATGGCCGGGTTCCCCGATCTGCTGTTCGTGGCGGATGGCCGCGCCTACGGGTTGGAGCTGAAAACCGACCGGGGCCGCCTGACGCCTTCCCAGGCCACCGCCCACGACATTCTCAAAGAGGCCGGGATGAAGATCGCCATCGCGCGATCCGTGGATGAAGCCGTCGCCGTGCTGCGGGGATGGAACTTGGTCCGCGAGGACGTCCGTCTGGTGAACCGGGCGCGGCTCGACGCGGAGGTTATCGCGCCATGAAAGGCGGCACGCTGTTCAGCGGCATCGGCGCGCCGGAATGCGCCGCCCCCTGGGTCGATTGGCGGTGGTGCGCGGAGATCGATCGCTTCCCGGCCGCGGTCCACGCCGCGCGGTTCCCCGGTGTGAGCAATCTCGGCGACGTAACGAAGGTGCGGTGGGATGGCGTCGAGGCAGTTGACCTTGTTGTCTGGGGATCGCCCTGCCAGGCGTTCAGCGTCGCCGGCCGCCGAGCGGGATTGGATGACCCTCGTGGCGACCTCACCCTCGTCGGCCTTGCGGCTCTTGGCCGAATTCGCCCCAGATGGATGGTTTGGGAGAACGTCCCCGGCGTCCTGTCGATCGACCGAGGACGGACGTTTGGAACCGTCCTCGGGCTCATGGGCGAACTCGGGTATGGGGTCGCCTACCGAGTTCTTAACGCTCAGCACTTCGGAGTTCCCCAACGGCGCCGTCGCGTGTTCGTTGTCGGATGTCTTGGAGACTGGCGACGTGCCGCAGCGGTACTTTTTGAGCGCGACTGCCTGTCGGGGAATTCTGCGGCGGGCCGAGAAGCGCGGGAAGACGTTGCCCGACCCCTTGCTGCGGGCTCTCCAAGAGGCAGCGGGTATCGGAACGACGCCGACACCGCCGAGAACCTGATCGCGCACTGCCTCAACGCCCATCCGTCCCGGCGCATCGACGGAGAGATCGAGACGTTTGTGGTGCAGCCCACCGCCTACCGCGTCACCGGCAACGACGGCGCCTACTCGACGGGCGACGTCGCGGGGGCGCTCGGCACGATGACGGACCTGACGGCGCAGGTGGTGTCGATGGCGACAGATGGGCATGGGTCCGTTTCAATAAACCATCACGCTACCGGCACGTTGACCGCGCAGCAGCCGAGCGAAACGAGCGCGCGGCAGTTCGGCGTGTCGACAGAAAGCGGAGTCCGCCGCCTTCTGCCGGTCGAGTGCGAGCGCCTTCAAGGCTTTCCCGACCAGTGGACCGCGGTCACCTATCGCGGCAAGCCGGCCGCCGATGGCCCCCGCTACAAGGCGATCGGCAACAGCATGGCGGTGCCCGTCCTCGCGTGGCTGCTCGACCGCATCCGGCAGGTCGATGCCCTCCAGATCGCGAGGGCCGCATGAAGCCCCGCCGCCGCACCTGTCCCGACCTTCTGACGCCACCCGAGTTGCGCGAGGTCGAGACCCGCCGCGCCGCCTACATCCGCGCCCCGCACGGGCAGAAGACGAAACGGTGGCTGGCGTTACGGGCAGCTAAGCTCCGCGCGCTCCGGGCCGGCGCATGAACATGAATGACCGCCTGATGGCCGACCCTCCCGTGCCGCATCGTGACGGCTACAGCCAGGGCACGACGTTTCTCGGGTTCATCGCATGGGCGTCCGCGGTCGCGCTCGGTGCATGGCTGGCGTGGGGGTGAGGATGCTCGACGACTATCAATCGTTCCTCGCCACGAAAGCCGTCGCGGCACCGATGCGCGGCATGGCTGACGTGCCGCCTCTGGCTGGACACCTCTTCGGTTATCAGCGGGATTGCGTCGAGTTCCTGCTGCGCGCGGGGGCCGGCGGCTTGTTCCTCGACACGGGCCTCGGCAAGACCGCGTGCCAGTTGGAGTGGGCGGCCCACGCCGCCGAGGCCACCAACGGCCGAGCGCTGATCCTGACCCCGCTCGCCGTCGCCCGGCAGATCGAGGCCGAGGGCCGGAGGTGGGGCTACCCGGTCCGCGTCATCCGGGAGCAGGACGAGGCGGGCGAGGGGATCAACGTCACGAACTATGACCGGCTCGACCGGATCGACGCCGGGTCGTTCGGAGCTGTCGCGCTCGACGAGTCCAGCATCCTCAAGGCGTTCGGCGGCAAGACGACACGCAAGTTGATCGAGACGTTCGCCGGGCACCGCTACCGCCTCGCGGCTACAGCGACGCCGGCCCCGAACGATCACATGGAGTTGGGCAACCACGCCGAATTCCTCGGCGTCATGCCCGCGTCGGAAATGCTGATGCGCTGGTTCGTCAACGACACGGCCGAGGCGTCGCAGTCCTGGCGCCTCAAGGGCCATGCGGTCGAACCGTTTTGGGATTGGATGGCGTCGTGGTCACGAATGGCCGAACGGCCGTCCGACCTCGGATACAGCGACGACGGGTTTGTGCTCGATCCGATGAAGATCGTCCGCCACCGAGCCGAACACAACGGGCCGGTGATCGGCGGTGGGCTGTTCGGGACGCTGGAAGTTTCCGCGACCGAGATGCACGCGGTCAAGCGGCAGACGGCCGAGGCCCGCGCGCAGCGGATCGGCGAACTGGTCCGTGACGGCGAACCCTGGCTGATCTGGTGCGACACCGACTATGAGGCCGACGCGCTGATGGCGGTGATGCCGCCCGACGCGGTCGAGGTTCGCGGCTCGCACCCGGTCGAGCGCAAGGAAAGCGGCCTCGCGGCGTTCGTTGACGGCTCCGCCCGCATCCTCGTCAGCAAGCCCAGCGTCTGCGGGTTCGGCATGAACTTCCAGCACTGCGCGCGCATGGCGTTCGTCGGCCGCACCTTCTCGTATGAGGCATGGTACCAGGCCGTCCGCCGGTGCTGGCGGTTCGGCCAGAAGCGGCAGGTCGAGGTTCACCTGATCGTCGCCGAGGGCGAGGACGCGATCGGCCGCGTGATCGACCGCAAGGCGGACGGTCACGACGAGATGAAGCGCGCGATGCGAGCGGCGATGGCGCGGGACGCCGGCCGCGATGCCACGCGCAAGGTCGCCTATCAACCCAATCACATCGGGAGGTTGCCGTCGTGGATATCCGCTGCCTGAACGAAGCGCACGGGGAACGGTGGGGCGCATTCCATGCCGATTGCGTCGATCTGGTCCGGCAGTTGCCGGATGCCAGCGTCGGGTTCTCCGTCTACAGTCCGCCATTCGCCAACATCTTCGTCTATTCGGACAGCGTCGCCGACATGGGCAACTGCGCGTCGGACGACGAGTTCGCGCAGCACTATCGGTTCCTGATCGCCGAGAAGCTGCGCGTCACCAAGCCCGGCCGGCTGACTGCCGTTCACTGTTCCGATCTGCCGTCGTCGAAGTGGAAGGACGGCGTGATCGGGCTCAAAGACTTCCCGGGCGAGATCATCCGCGCGCACCAAGACGCCGGATGGGTGTTCCATTCCCGCGTGACGGTCTGGCGCGACCCGGTCGTGGAGATGACGCGCACCAAGGCGCTGGGGCTGCTTTACAAGCAATTGCAGAAAGACAGCACCCGCAGCCGCCAGGGCATGGCGGACTATGTGCTCGTGTTCCGCAAGCCCGGTGAGAACGTCGAGCCCGTCGGGCATCGGCCCGAGCACTTCCCGGTCAGCCAGTGGCAGCAGTGGGCGTCGCCGGTCTGGATGGATATCCAGCAGACGAACACGCTCAACGTCACGATGGCGCGGGACCACGCCGACGAACGCCACGTCTGCCCCCTGCAATTGGATCTGATCGAGCGGGCGCTGACGCTCTGGTCCAACCCCGGAGACGTGGTGCTGTCCCCGTTCATGGGCATCGGCTCCGAGGGCGTCGTCTCGCTCAAGCTCAAGCGCCGGTTCATCGGGGTCGAGTTGAAGGAGAGCTACTTCCGGCAGGCGTGTCGATACCTCGATCAGGCCGACCGTTCTTCGGCCTCTCTGTTCGACGTGATGGAGGCCGCCGACTGATGGAAACGCAGACCTATCGCTGGTCGCCCGAGGTCGAGCGACAGTTCCTCTCCCTCGTCGAGGTCGGATGCACGCCTGCGATCATCGCCGAGCAGATCGGATGCTCCGAGCGCATGGCGCGGCGTCTGGTGATGCGCTGGAAGGCCGGCCTCCCGCTCAACAACGAGCCGCCGCGGGCGACGGTCCCGCCGCCGCCGCGCCGCAGGCCGGGCCGGCCGGGTTCCGCGTGGGAGACCAACATTATGCGCGCGTCGCCCGAGTATCGGGAAGCGCGTCGCGTCAAGGCGCTGGGTCGGATCGCGGAGGGCGATTCCGTCGACCGGGTGTCGTCCTGCCTCCACGTCCCGATTTCCGTAGTCCGGGAGTGGGTGCGCGCGGCCGTCGAGGCCGGCGATCTCAACGAACCGCCGCCGCCTCCGCCGCCGGTCTGGGACTGGCCGGCGGTGACGATGCGAGTGGCGGACTGGCCGGCCGATGCCCGGTTCGAGGACGAATCCCGCGCGTGCCGGCCCGAACCGCCGTGGCGGCCGGTCGCGACGATCTCCGACCGGGTGTCATACGTCTCCAACGCAACGGCGTGGTGCGCGGTATGACCAGGGGGCGCCCCCGGACGTGGACCGAGGACCGCGACGCCGCGGTGGCCGAGATGTGCCGTGCCGGTCATCGGGTCTCGGAGATCGCGAGCACGTTGGGTGTCACGGTGCGAGCCATCCGCCGTCGAATCGACCGGCTCCGGACGAGTGGTGTTCTGCCGCGCGCGATCCGGCCATGGACTGGCGCCGAGGTGCGCCGGCTCAGCGACATGGTGGCATTGGGAATGACGGACGCCGCCATCGCTGCGGCGCTCGATCGAACGCACGGCGCCGTCGTCGACATGAGGCAGCGCAGCGGCATTCGACGCCCCGACTACGCACCGCGATGGTCGGAGGACGAGCGTGCGGTGGTCTCCGCGATGGCGCGTCGTGGGTACTCGTCAACGGAGATAGGCGCGCACATCGGCCGGTCGCGGACCGCTGTCCGGGTCGAGATGTGGAAGATGCGGCATCGGCGGTCGGAGGGTTGACCATGCGCCCCATCATCCTCGCTGCCCTATTCCTAAGCGCACCTATCGCCCTCGCCCATGGTCCCGGTTCCGACTGGATATGGGAGAACCCCGAGACGTCATGGTGCTGCTACATGAACAAGGACTGCCAGCCCATCGACGAGGACGACGTCGTCGAGATCGAGCCCGGCGTCTGGCAGGTCAAATCCACGGGTCAGGTGTTCCGCCAGGGCGAGCGGGGAACCTACCCGTCGAAAGAGATGCGGCCGTGGGCGTGCCGGACGACGGGACAGCCGATCCGCTGTTTTTTCTTTCTCGGCGGGGCAACGTGATGCACGGCAACGTCATCCCGAAAGAGGTGGTCGCGGCATACCGTGCCCGGCGCGCGATGCTCGCCGCTACGCCGATCACGCGACCCGAAGATGGGTTCCGCCACATCGCCGACGTGGTCCGGGACGTGATCCTGACCCGCGCCGACGCCGTCATCGAAAACTGGCGGAGGCGATCGCATGGCTGATGGAATGTTCGGCACGTCCCGGCCGGCGCCACCGCAGAACGTCGAGGCCGAGCAAGCCCTTCTCGGGCTGCTGATGGATCACGGCTCGCGGATGTTCGATCGTATCTCGGGCATCGTCCGGGCCGAGCATTTCGCGGTCGGCCTCCATACCGAAGCATTCCAGGCGATCGCGCGCATCGTCGAGCGCGGCGCGGAGCCTGACCTCGTCTCGGTCGCCGCGGCCCTGGAAGGGGCGCCAGGGTTCGACGGCGACAGCGGCCGGCAATATCTCCGCAGCCTCTACACGATCGCGATGGGCGTCCCGCCCGGATCGTCGGTCGAGCTATGGGCGCAGGATATCCGCCAGAAATGGCAGCGCCGCCGTGCGCTCGCCGTGGCCGACGAGATCGCCGCTGCCGCATACGCTGCCGGTGACGAGGGCGTCGAGGACGCCATGGCCGCTTGCCAGCGCGGGCTCGACGAGATCGTGTCCGGCGGACAGTCGGAGAGCTACAGCCACATCGTCCGCTACTACGAAGAGGTGATCCGCGAGGCCGAGGAGGCGCACAAGCGCGACGGCAAGATCGTCGGCACCACCACCGGATTGCGTGATCTGGACGAGACGATCGGAGGGCTCCAGCGCAGCGACCTCGTGATCTGCGGCGCCCGGCCCGGTATGGGCAAGTCCGCGCTCGGCGTCTGCATCGCCCGCGCCGCGGCCATGTCCGGCCAGCCGGTCGGCATCTGGTCGCTGGAAATGCCGGGATCGCAGGTCGCGGGCCGCTCGGCGGCACTCGATATCGACCTGCCGTTCACGGATATCCGTGCCGGACGGGTCGGCGACGACGGGTGGTCCCGGCTGATCGAGGCGAGGAACCAGGCCGAGCGACTGCCGATCTTCGTCGATCCGACCCCGGCGCTGCGCCCGTCGCGGCTCGCATCGACCGCTCGGCGGATCAAGCGTCGGCACGGGCTCGGCCTCATCATCATCGACTACCTGCAACTGATGCGCGGCGACACGAACCGCCGCGACGGCAACAAGGTGCTGGAAGTGGCCGAGATCACGGCCGCGTTGAAGGCGCTGGCGAAGGATCTGGACGTCCCGGTGCTGGCATTCTCCCAGCTAAATCGCGGCGTCGAGGCCCGCGACGACAAGCGGCCGATGCTGTCCGACCTTCGCGATTCCGGCTCGATCGAACAGGACGCGGACATCGTGATGTTCCTCTACCGCGAGGAATACTACATCCAGAAGGAGGGCGAGCCTCGCCGCCGGACGGGCGAGGCTGACGACAAGTTCGCCGGTCGCCTCGCCGAGTGGAACGACCGCTTTGCCAAGTGCCAGGGCACGGGCGAGATCATCGTGGCGAAGCAGCGCAACGGGCCGGAGCGGACGATCCGCGCCGCGTTCAACCCATCGCTCATGGCGTATTCCGACCTCTACGAAGGGGGCCATCATGGCGCGTATTAGGAGCGTCCACCCCGGGCTGTTCACTGACGAGGGTTTCGTCGGGCTGTCCGCCGAGGCGCAGGTCTTCTTCATCGGCCTATGGACCGAGGCGGACGATCAGGGGCTGTTCGAGTGGCGCCCAAGCCGCCTGCATCTCCGCATCATGCCGACCAAGCCCGTCAACGTCGCCGATCTGCTGTCGGAACTGGAGCGTGCCGACCCGCCGATGATCTGCGCATTCGAGCATGGCGGAAAGCGGTTCGGCGCTATCCGAAACTTTCGCCGCTGGCAGAAGCCGAAGACGCCGAACGCGATCCACACGCTGCCCGACAGCCTTCGCGAGTATGTCGGCCTCAAGGCCGAACAGAACACGAACGCTCCTCCGAGCGACGACGACGAGGCGTCTGGAAGCGCGGATTTCCCCGAAACGGAGAAATCGCCCCCGCTTAAGCAGGGCACATTTCCCCCAAACGGAGAAATCGACGCGCTGATGGAGGAGGGAGGAGGGAAGAGGGAGGATGAAGTAGGAGAAGATATCGATTCGACGAACCGTATCTCGGTATCCCCGCGAGCGATCGAGACCCCGAGGCCGACCGACGCCGAGGCCGAGGCACTGATCGAGGCGGCCGACCGTGCCATTTCCGAGCACTTCCCCGGCCGACGACGACGCCGACACGCCAACGACCTTGCCATCGCCAGGGGGTGGGCCGAACGCCGCATCGGCCCGGACCGCATCGCGGCCATCGTGTCGGCTCAGGTCGAGCGCCACCGCGTCCTCAAACCCGACGACATGCCGTCTTCGTTGCGGTTCTTCGAGGCCGAGGTGGATCGCGCCGAGCCGCCGCCGCAGTACCCACCCGGCATCGCGTCCGACGACGATCGGCAGTGGTACGACCTGGTCGTGGCGTGGAAGGTCAAAGGCGTCTGGATCACCCGCCGCGGTGCCAAGCCCGACGATCCGGCGACCATGGTCCCGGACCACGTACTGGCCGCACACGGGCTGACGCGGCGGAAAGTGAGGGCCGCATGATTGGCAAGATCGCAACCGGCATGGCCCGTAGAGGCATCCTCAAGGGGGCAAAGTGATGGCGAGGAAACGCAAACCCGGCGACCGCTATCCCGGCGGCCAGTTGAAGCAGCAGCGGGTCAATCCGACCCCGGAAATGGCGTTGAAACGGATGAAGGAACTCGGCCGCATGGATGTCTCGCTGGATCACCCGATCGACGCTCTCCACGCCAAGGGGCTGTTGGCCCGAGGGTTTGAAGACCCGGCCGAGGCCGAGCGGCGCCGGGATGCCGGGCGAGCATTCGCCAACCTCGCTTTTCACGTCTTCGGCCAGCCATTCGCAACGATCGACGCCCGATCCCGCAGGATGGTGGCGCCCTCGATCAATCAGGACGATGCCGACGATATCGCCGCGAAGGAAGCACGGGCGCGGCAGACCGATCTCCGAACGCCCGAGGAACGGGCCGAGGACGTTCGGGCACGGTACGACGCCATGGTGCGCCTCATCGGCCCCGGGAGCATCCGGGAGTGGGTGCTGCGGAAGGTGGCGGTATTCTGTGAGCCGATCCACGCCTTAGCGCGGAACCCGTCGAAGCGGGAGCAGCTCAGGCTTCACCTGCTCGACGCTCTGGACCTGATCGGAGACGAGCGGGCGGTGCGGAGGGCGGTGGATGACGTGCGAGGAGAGTGGGGAAGGAGGGCGGCTTGACGTCGCCCGTTCCGCGTCGTACTATCGAAATGCTCCAATCCAATTCGTGCGTGAGGCCGCCCTAACCCGGCGGCCTTTCTCGTTCCCGCCCGGCCGTCATCCCGACGCGCCGGGTTTTTCGTGTTCCTGAAATGGCCGAGAAACCAGCCCCGAAAAAATGGAAGCCCCTACGACCGCGGAAGCGTCCGGGACGCCACGCGAAGCGCGCCAAGGCCAGGGATCGGAAGACGCCCCTGATGGGGCCGCGCTGTCACCGTCGATAGCCGCGCGCCTTCTCAATTTCGGGGTCGATGCCCGGCAGCGGAAAGACAACGGCGAGGCGATCGCCGCATTCCTCCAGGCCATCCGATCCGTTCCCGGCGAAGTGCCTCCGGTGTTCAACCTCGGCGAGGCCCTGCTGGCCGAGGGTCGGCACGACGAAGCCATCGAATGGCTGTGGAAGGCAGTTCGCATCTGCCCGCAGGGACCGGGCTCCCGCCATGGCTGGTACAATCTCGGAATCGCCCATTGGAAGATGGGGCGCCCTGAAGAGGCATTGATGTTTCTGGAGCGGGCGCTTGCCGCCGCTCCGCAGGACGCGGAAATCCGGCACAACATCGGCGTCATCTCGCTGTCCGTCGGGCGGTACGAACGGGGCTGGTCCGAATACGTCTGGCGCCTCGTCGTCAAGCGGAACAAGCGGCCCATCTCCCCGCTCCCGGAGCGGTTCGAGCGGCCCGTGTATCTGCGCTGCGAGCAGGGGCTCGGCGATATCCTCTACTTCTTCCGCTGGCTGCCCGCCCTTCGCGAGCGTGGCGTGACCGCGATCTACTCCAAGTATCCGGCCAAGATCGCCCCGATCATGCGCAAGGCGTTCCCGGACGTGATCGAGGGCTTCGGCCCCGAAGATGCGGCGGACCTGTTCATCGGCGATCTTCCGTTCCTCACCGGCCAGTTCGACGTGATGCCGCCGATCATGTTTCCGAACCCGCCTCCGAAGCGGTTCCGGCCGGCCGGTCATAGACCGCATGTCGGGGTGACCTGGCGCGCCGGGACCAGGTTCGATCTTGGGCAGTGGAAGGAAGCCAGGCCCGAGCTTGTGGCCGAGATGCTGCGGAAGGCGAACGCCATTCCGTTCCTGCTCCAGCGCGGCGCCACGGCCGACGAGAAGCGGCTATTTGGCCCCGAGGCGGTCGACCTGTGTGCGGAGGCGGAATCGCCCGCGGTGGTCCTCGATCTGCTCCCGGACCTCGACGCCTACGTCACGGTATCGAACACGAACGTTCACCTCGCCGCGGGGCTCCCCGAGCATTCCAGGCCGGCAATGCACGTCCTCGTCACGCACCCCCCGGAAGCCCGCTGGCTGGTGCGTGGGGACAGCAGCCCGTGGTTCCCGGGCATGACGGCCTATCGCCAGAACTACCGCGGCGAGTGGGACCCCCAGACGTTCGATCGGATCAAGGAAGCCCTCACCGATGCCGATTGACCATCGCGCCGTCATCGACAACCCCGAGCTTCTGCGCCCCCACTGTTCCGTCCATCCCCTCGCCGTCCTGATGGGCTCCGTCATCCTGGAGCGGGGCGCATCCGTGATGCCGCACGCTGTCGTCGGAAAACCGACCCGAGGGGCAGGGACCCTTGCCCGCACCCCGGATCGGAACGTCGAGGCCGAGACCGTCATCGGCGAGCGCGCCACGATCGACTGTCACGCCGTGGTCTATGCCGGCGCCCGCATCGGCCCGCACACCATCATCGGGACCCATGCCACGGCCCGCGAGGGATCGGTGATCGGCTCGCGCTGTGTGATCGGCGACCATGCGACCGTTTCCCATGACTGCATCGTCTCCGACGACGTGAGCGTCATGGACCACACCATCCTGATCGGCGGCACGATCATCGGCCAGGGTGCATTCATCGGCCCCGGCGTCGTCATGGCGAACGATCCCGATATCGAGGGGCTGCGGAACTACAAGTCCCCGAACGATCGCCTCGCGCCTCCCGTCATCGGCAAGCGCGTCGTGATCGGCTGCGGCGCGGTCATCCTCCCCGGGGTTCACATCGGCGACGGCGCCACGATCTGCGCGGGTGCTGTCGTGACCAAGGACGTGCGTCCCGGGGATATCGTCGTCGGCCTACCGGCGCGGCCCAAGCTCCCCCGTCCCGCCAACGACCCATTCGCTCCCATCACCCGGTTCTCTCCGGAGGAAGTCGAGGGCGACCTGGCGGTGTTCGGGCATCCGGTATGACCCTCCCGACCATCGTCTCCTACTACAGCCCTCGCCCTGACGAGTTCGGAGACAAGGCATTCGCCTACGACGAGCCCATCGGCATCATCGAGGCATCCTGCTCCCGTCTCGGGCTGAAACACGTCCTCATCACCGAGAAGGGCAACGAGGACAAGGTTCCTCACGTTGACAAGGCCCGCATCTTCGCCATCGACGGGACGCAATCCCTCAAGCTGATGCAGGCCACCGTGGCCGGCCAAATGGCCTATCTCCGCCACGTCGGGACCGACCCCGGCGGCGTCATCATGACCGGCGTGGACTGCATGTGGCTGAAAGACCCGTCCCCCGTGTTCGACGGCGGGGATTGGGATGTCAGCGTCACCATCGGCCCCTATTCGCCAGGGGCTCTAAACAACGGACTGGTCGCCCTCGCCCCCAATCGAGGCGACGCCGCGGCGCGGTTCTACGAACTGGCGCTGCACAACTGCCCCGAGGAATGGCCAGGCGACCAGGAGAGCATCCGTCGCATCGTCCACCCGCTCGCCCCCGTGGGCAGCATCGTGGACCGGCACGGCTTCAAGGTCCGCTTCCTCGACATGGAAATCTACAATCTCCCCCCGGCCTGCCTCGACGATCCCGCCATTCCCGAAGCCTACATGCTGCACTTCAAGGGAGCCCGGAAGGAATTCATGGGCGATGCCTGTGAGCAATGGCTGGGGATCAAGCGGCCTCAACCCGAGTTCGTGGTTCGATAGGAGCCCCATGGATCGGAGAACATTCCTCAAGGCGACTGCTGCTGCGGCAACCGTCGTCTCGATGCCCGCGGTTCCCGCGTCCGGAGCCGATGGCCCCAAGCCATGGCGTGATCTGGTCGACTGGTGCAACGCTATCCCGAACATCAAGGGCTATCTGACCGGGGTGTGGACGCCGGAATATGAAATCGGCGAGGGCACGATGTGGGTGGGTCGAGCGAATTCGCTCATCATCGCGCCGACCTACTCGCCGGAAGAAGCATGCGCTGCGATGAAGGCAGCCATCTCAAACTATGTGAACGCGTCGGATGCGGTGTGGTGGCGGATGCTCCCGTCCCTCCGGGCGTTCTGGTACGTCAACGAAGGCGCCATTTCGACCGTCGACGTGCGCGACCGGGTCGCACTTCTGGAGCGCCCCCACTACACGCTGTGGTGCCGCATTGCCGCGTTCGGTGCCGACCGGAGCGGGCGTGCAGTCCGCAAGGGGGGATTTGAACTCCCGGCAGACCGCTACGAGAAGATCAAGGCCCGCTGCGGTGTGGTCGACACGATCTTCTTCGACCCGTGGAAGTCTGGGCAGACGTTCCCTGCGAAGGAGTGGTCTGCGCCGCCGCCTCCTGGCGCAACCATGTGCGATGGGGCCGTGCCCTGGGCGAGCGAGCAGTCCGAATGGACCACGGGCAAGGTGCGCATGTCCAAGCCATACACGGGTGGGGACAAGTTCGCTTTCATCGAAGGGGCCTGACATGAAGCGCAAGGGCACCAAGAAGGGCGGCCGTGGCTGCTGATTGGGATGGCTGGACGCTTGACCGCTACCACGCGGTGCGTCGGCTGTATCGCACGCTGCGGCGGGCGCATTTCTCCGACCGGGCACAGAAGCGCATGATGCTTCTCAAGACCCGCATCCAGATTCGGAACGCCTACGCTGGCGAGGCATGGTGGTTCGCATGACCACTCGGGCACCCGAACAGGCAAAGACCGTCTGAGAGCAGACAATGGCCGAACTTCGCGTCGACGCCCCCCTGAAACCGAAGGAAAAGCGACCTATCGGGCGGCCGTCGATCTACGATGACGGAATTCTGGACGCACTCTGCGACCGCATCATGGCGGGTGAGGGCGTCAAGAGCATCTGCCGTGACGAGGCGATGCCGCGGGAAGTCGATGTGTACCGCGCCGCCGCCAAAGACGACGAGATTTGTAGCCGTATCGCGCGTGCGCGCGAGGCGCAGCAGGACGCGATCGTTGACGACATCATCGCTATGGCGGATGCCGCTACGGCCGAGAACCACCAGGTGGTCAAGCTGCGCATCTGGGCGCGGCAGTGGCAGGCGTCGAAGCTGGCGCCGAAGAAGTACGGCGACCGCATTCAGACCGACGCGACCGTCAACGCCAACGTGACCGGCGACATGACGATGCGTCTCCAAGCCATGAGCGATGACGAGCTTGCTAGAATCCTCACCGACGCCGCATCCATTGCTAGTGCGGGCGGCGGCGTGGGAACTTCGTCGCAGACAGGCAGCTAGGAACCTCCTCCCGTTCTGCGAGGCGATGTACGGCAGCGAGTATAAGCGTGCCGGCCATATCAAATCGTTCTGTGCGGAACTGGAGAGCGTAGAGCAGACGGCGCGGGCGCGGCTGGCCTCGTCGATGCCGCCGCGGCATTCCAAGTCGTGGACGTTGCGGGCTTACGTCGCGTGGTGCATCGGTCGGCACCCGAAGTGGCAGATCATCTATGCAACGTCGAGCGATTCGCTCGCCATGGATGCGGGCCGCGAAATCCGCGACATGGTGGCGAGCGAGGAGTTCCGGGCAATCTTCCCCGGCGTAGAGCTCCGGGTGGATTCGCAGGCGGCTTCGCGTTTCCACACCAATCACGGCGGCATCTTCCTCGCGGTCGGTCTAGGCACCCGCATTCAGGGTCGAGGCGTCAATCTCGGTATCATCGACGATCCCATCGGTGACCCGCGCGACGCGGACTCCGAGGCGAAAAAGGCCAGTCTCTGGCAGTGGTACTCGCCTGGCTTCTACTCTCGCCTCATGCCCGATGGTCGGGTTGTGGCCAATCATACGAGGTGGCGGGAAGACGATCTGATCGGTCGGGTGCTCAAAGAGCACGCGCACCAGAATTGGCGGGTGGTCAACTACCCCGCGATCCTTCCGAACGGCGAGGCGCTTTGGCCGGAGTTTTGGCCGCTTGAAGTGCTGCTGGATATCAAGGAAACGTCGTCCACGCGCGACTGGGAGGCGGTCTACCAAGGCCGACCCACGGCGGACGAGGGCGGCATCCTCAAACGCCACTGGTGGCAACGATGGTCGCGATCCGAGCCCCCGCCGATCGAGCATGTGGTTCTCTCGCTCGATACCGCGTTCAGCGAGAAGGACAGCGCGGACTTCTCCGCCGCGACCGTCTGGGGCTACTTCCGTTCCAAGGACACCGAGGACGATACCAAGGCCGCCAAGGTCTACGACAACATCATCCTCTTGGACGCATGGCAGGGCCGGGTGGACTTCCCTGACCTCCGCGCCCAGTGCAAGGCGCTCATCAAGAAGCACGAGCCCGACACGGTGCTGATCGAGAAGAAAGCATCCGGGCAATCGCTGATCCAGGAACTGCGCCGGCAGGGCATTCCGGTCGTTGCCTACACGCCCGATCGCGACAAGGTCGCCCGTGCCTACTCGGTGCAGTCGATATTCGAGAGCGACTGCGTCTGGGCACCGGCCGGCAAGAGTTTCGCCGACATGGTCATCGACCAGTGTGCCGCATTCCCCACGGGCGCGAACGACGACCTCGTGGACTGCGCGGTCCAAGCCCTAATCCGCTTCCGGCAGTCCGGCCGGCTGTCGCTCGATACAGATCCCTTCGACGAGCCGAAGCCCAAGGAACCGCGCAAGCGGGATTTCAGCTACTACGCGTAGGAGCCCCCGATGGCGACGCAGAGCAAGTCCGAGGAATGTGACGCGCGCGAGAATCTGGCGCAGATCGGCAAGCAGGACATCGACCATTATTGCGCCGACACCAGTGTCGTGGCGATTGGCATTGTCGCCCTGACGAAGGATGGCCGCTATCGGACGTCTGCCGGCGTGATGCCGGAGGAAGTAGCGCCCGACTTCGGCGAGTTCTCGGATCGTTTCGAAGCCGCCGTTCGCGCAGAGTTCGGGCGTAGAGGCTAGATGGCAACTCAGTTCCTCATCGAAGAGCCCGATGAACCGTTTGAGGGACCGAGCCCCAGCCTGACCCCGACCGAGGACGGCGGCGCCATCGTCAATCTCGACGGCGAGGAATTCGTCGACGAGCCCGGCATCGAAGCGGCCGAGTGGGACGCCAACCTCGCCGAACTTCTGCCCGACGAAACACTCCGCAAGATCGGCTCCGAAGTGCTCGACGCGGTCAGATCCGACGACGACAGCCGCGAGGACTGGAAGAAGGCGATCAAGGACGGGATGGACTTGCTGGGGTTCATCAACACCCCGCGATCCAAGCCGTTCGAGGGCGCCTGCGGCGTCACCTATCCGCTCATCACCGAGGCCGCGATCAAATTCCAGGCCCGCGCCATCGCGGAGATGTTCCCCGAGGGCGGGCCGGTCGATACCGTCATCATCGGCCAGGAAAACGACCAGGTCCGCGACCAGGCCGAGCGGGTCCGGGACTATCTCAACTACCTGCTGACCGAGCAGGACGAGGGATACTACCCGGATTTCGACCAGATGCTGTTGTGGCTGCCGATCCTGGGCAGCGTGTTCCGCAAGGTCTGGTGGGACCCGGCCTTGCAGATGGTCATGTCGCGGTACAAGCACCCCGACCAGATCATCGTCAGCTACGGCTCCGCGGATATCGACACCGCCCCGCGGGTCACCGACGAACTGCTCTACACGCCGAACGAGATCAAGCGGCTCCAGCTCGCCGGGTTCTACCGCGATATCGAGCTGATCCCCGTCACGCAGGAGGCCGACCCCGGCCCGCTGGCGGAGAAGGCGCAGGACATCGAGGGCGTCGAGCCGACGCCATCCGACCCTTCGGCCCGTCGCAAGGTCTACGAGGTCCACACCGAGCTGGACATCGCCGAGGACCCCGCCCGGCACCCGGACGGGCTGGCCGTGCCCTACGTCGTCTCGATCGACAACGAATCCCAGGTGGTCCTGTCGATCCGCCGGTCCTGGCGCGAGGGCGATCCGCAGTTCAAGCGCCGGTCCTACTTCGTCCACTATCGCTATCTGCCGGGGCTGGGCTGCTACGGCTACGGCCTCCTGCACATCGCGGGCGGGCTGGCGCGGGCCTCGACCTCGCTGCTGCGGCAGTTGGTGGATGCCGGCCAGTTCGCCAATCTCCCCGGCGGGTTCAAGGCCAAGGGCGGGAAGCCGGAGCAGAACAACGTTCCGATCGGGCCGGGCGAGTGGAAGGAGATCGACGTCCTCGACCCGACCAAGCCTGTCTCGCAGATGTTCGCCCCGCTCCCGTACAAGGAGCCCTCGGCCACGCTGATGAACCTCATGACGGGGATCATCGACGCGGGCCAGCGGCTGACCTCGATCGCGGATGCGGAGATCGGCGACGGGTCCACTCAGCAGCCCGTGGGCACGGTCCTCGCGCTGATCGAGAACCACGCGCAAATCCAGTCCTCGATCCACAAGCGGATGCATCAGGCGCAGCGGAAGGAGTTCCGGTTGCTGGCCGAGCAGGTCGCGGAGCACGCCCCGCAGGAGGGCTATCCGTTCCCCGTCAAGGGCGGACAGCAGCAGGTCCTGGCGCAGGATTTCGACCAGCGGGTGGACGTGGTCCCGGTATCGGACCCGAAGTCGTTCACGGCAACGCAGCGGATCGCCAAGGCTCAATTCGAGATGCAGTTGGCGTCCTCGGCGCCGCCCGGTCTGTTCAACGTCAAGGAGGTGTTCAAGCGGTCGCTGCGCCGCGCGGGTATCGACGACGCGGACGCGATCCTGACCCCCGATCCTCCGCAGCCCTACACGGGCGATCCGAACTCGGAGAACATGGCGGCCTCGCAGGGGATGCAGTTGAAGGTCCGACCCGATCAGGACCACGAGGCCCACTGCACCGCGCATCTCCTGATGCTGCAAATCCCCGGCTTCGCGCAATCTCCCGCCGGGCAGATCGTGTTCCGCCACGCGGTCGAGCACGAGATGTGGGGGATTTGGTCCGAGCAGGCCGCCAAGTACGGCCAGATGGCGCAAGACCCGCGCACGGCGCCGGCAATGCAGATGCAGGGCCTCCCGCCGCAGCTTCCGCCTCCGGGCCAGCCGATGCCGCCGCAGATGGAGAACCTGTTTGCCAAGCAGACGGCACAGGCCATGGCGAACGTCGTGGCGAAGATCAAGGCGATGGTTCCGCTGCCTCCCGGCATGACCGACCCCGCGATGATCCAGGCGCAGACCAACGCCGAGGACGTCAAGCTCAAGGACGAGCGCGAGCGCGAGAAGATTGCGGTTCAGGCGCGCGAGAAGGACAAGGAACTTCTCGTCGATCAGGCCCAGCACGCCGACAAGATCGCTCTGGAATACGAGAAGCTGACGAAGCAGGAAGATCAGGCGCAACTCGCGCTGGAGGCCCAGCTTCGTGAGGGCGTCGCCCAGCGGCACCAGCAGTCCGCGATGCAGGGGCAGAAGCTGAACGCTGACCATGCCGCACGGATGATGCAGCAGACGAGGCAGGAGCAGCGTCCGTGACGCCCGCCGATCACGTCATCGACATCTTCAAAGCCAAGCTTCGCGACCGGGTCGACCGCACCACGCTTCTGATTACCCGAGGTGTAGACGATCACGCCCGGTATCGGGAATTGGTCGCAGAGCTTCGCGCCTACAGCGCCGCCCTGGAAGACGCGAAGGAAGCCCTCAAGGCGGTTACGGAAGACCCCTTCGACGAATGAGCGAACCCCCCATCAAGCCCTGCGGCTATCAAATCCTCGTCAAGATGCAGCCGGCCAAGGAGCGGACCAAGGGCGGCATCTTCCTGCCTGACGACAGCAAGGAAGCCGCGGAGGCGAAATCCGCCCGTGGCCTCGTCGTCGCCCTCGGCCCCGATGCGTTCACCGGCAACCATCAGGACGGATCGCCCCGGTTCCCGACCGGCCCCTACTGCCAGATCGGCGATTGGGTGGAGTGGAACCGCTACCAGGAGCGCCGCATCCACATCGGCCCCGAGCGCGAGGAATACGCCTTCGTCCATGACGATCGCATCCTCGGGAATTGGGGGCCGGAAGAGCCGGCGTCGTACTGATGGCCGTCGACCCGGTCACCATCAAGGCGTTCCTGTCCGTCATCGCGGTTCTGGTGGCGCTCGGAATTGGCGCTGCCGCGATATTCCTGATCCACAAGCGCTTCTAGCGGCCCGGCCGGCCCGCATAATCCCGGCCAAACCCGAAGGACAATCTGTTGAGCGAATTTGAACGGAAGGATGACCTTCCGAAGGGGGCGGATTCTGTCCCCATCGGCAGTGACTCCGACGATACCGGCGGCGATTTCGAGATCGTCGTTTCGGACGCCCCACCGGAGCCCGAAAAACCGCCCGTGGAGGGCGATGACGGCGTTCCGGGTGGGGACGACGCTCCCGAGACGGGCGACGCCGAGGACGCACCGGAAGAGCCGCGCGGGCCGAAGAGCCGTTCCGCGCGCGTCCGCGAGCGTCTGCGGCAGGAGCGCGACCAGGCCATTGCCGCCGCCCAGGCGCTGCACCATCACAACCAGCAGCTCGCCCACGAGCGGCAGGCGCTGGCGATGGCGCGGGTGCAGTTGGAAGCACAGGCCGTCGAAAACCGCTTCATGTACCTCCAGGCGGTGCAGCAGCAGCTCACCGTCGAGAAGAAGCGGGCCATGGACGAGGGTCGATCCGACGATATCTCGCGGATCGACACGACCATGATGCAGTTGGGTCCGGAACTGCACCAGATCGCGCAGCGCCGGGCGATGATCCATCAGCAGCGGCCCCAGATGCCGCAGCAGGTGCCGCAGATGCCGCCGCCCCAGATGCGGCAGCCGATGCAGCCCCCGGCACGCCTGCACGAAGCGGCCGAGAAGTGGGCGAACGAGCAGACCGCCTGGCTCAACGCCGACCCGACGCGGCTCAACGACGCCCGTTCGATCGCGCAGCGTCTGGAATCGCAGGGCTATACGCCCGACGAGCCGGACTACTACGACAAGCTCAACTCGGCCCTGAAGGCCATTCACTCCGATTTCCGCCCCGTCAACCCGGTTCGTCCGGGTGGGGCGCCCCGGGCCGCCGGTTCCGCTGTTGCCGGCGTCTCCCGTCCTTCCACCAGCCCGCCACGACAGACCAGACAGGTCACCCTCACCGCTGAGGACATGGCCTTCTGCGAACGGCACGGCATCAACCCGAAGTCCTACGCCCGCGAGAAGCAGGCGTCGGGCACCGGGCGGTGAAGGAGAACAACACGATGAAGCAGCGCGACGAGCGATCCCTTTCGGACCGCACCATGTCGGATCGCGAAGCGACGGAACTCGACGAGGTTCTGTTCCGCGATCCCAACGACATCAACGCCATGACCCCTCCGGCCCGCGCGGGCGAGCACTTGCGCTGGGTCTCGAAGGAAGAGGCGAAATATCGGTCCCGCGTCGGTACAGGATACCGGCCGGTCCGATACTCCGAGTATCCCGAGTTCCCGCCGTACAAGAACCTGATTGCCGCCGCCGCGGTGGCGCCTGACGACGTCGTGACGCACAAGGGCGACCTCGTGCTGATGACCACGTCGGCGACGCTGGTGCAGCAGCGCAATCGGCACTACGCGGACCTCGCCCATCGGCAGAACGTCGGCGCCCATCAGGCGGTCGACATCCCGCAAGAGCGGGCCATGCCGTTCTCGGATCGCTCGGAACACTCGACCACCGTTCAGCGCGTCCGACGACCCGCACAGTTCGGGTAGCAACGCAGCTCGCCCCGTTTCGTGACGCGCTCCACCCCTAGCGATGGAGCGCCAAAATGGCGAATACCGACGCACCCCGTGGGGCGGTTCCGATCAAGCATCTCGACGGCTCGCCGTATAACGGCGCCCTCGGGAAGTACCTGATCGCCTCCGCCTACAACACCACGATCTACTTCGGCGACTTCGTGAAGATGACGGCGACCGGCTATGTCGAACTGGCCGCGGCCGGCAACACCATCCTCGGCGTCTTCCAAGGCGTCAGCTACCGCAATTCCAGCGGCGAGGTGGTGTTCTCGAAGTACTGGCCGGCGTCCACTGCCACGTTCAACTCGGAAGATGCCGAAGCGCTCGTCATCGACGCGCCCGACGTCATCTTCGAGATGCAGCAGGACAGCGACACGAACACGCCGGCACAGGCCGATATCGGCACCAACGCCGATTTCATCTCGACCCACACCGGATCGACCGTCACGGGTCTCAGCAAGGAGGAGGTCGACACCTCCACCTGCACCACGGCGACGGCCAACCTCCGCATCCTCCGTTTCGTTCCGCGAGCGGACAACGAGGTCGGCAACTACGCCAAGGTCGAGGTGCTCATCAACGAGCACTTCTACAAGACCACGACCGGCATCTAGGGGGGCTGAGAGATGGCAATCAATCGTGCCCTCATCGCCAAGCAGTTGGTGCCGGGCATCAACGCGCTCTTCGGCGACAGCTACAACCAGGTTCCCAAGACCTGGGACAAGATCTTCCAGGTCATGTCCTCGGAACGGGCCTGGGAAGAGGACGTCAAGCTCGGCGCCCCGGGGCTCGCCTCGGACAAGGCCGAGGGTTCGTCCGTCACCTACGAGCAGTGGGGTGAGGAGTACACCGTTCGCTACCAGCACACGACGGTCGCGAAGGGCTTCATCATCACCGAAGAGGCGATGGAGGACAATCTCTACGAGCGCGGTGCGATGCGCTACGCCCGTTCGATCGGCCGGTCCATGGCGATCACCAAGGAGATCAAGGGCGCCTCGGTCCTCAACAACGCCTTCACGGCCGGTTCCTATGCCGGCGGCGACGGCAAGGCGCTCTGCGCCACGGACCACCCGGTCGGCGTCTACACCAACTCGAACACGGCCTCCGTCGACCTGTCGGAATCCGCGCTCGACGCGATGTATGTCGCGCTGTCGGCCTGGAAGGATTCGGGCGGCAAGCTGTTCGCGGCCCGTCCGAAGCAGCTCATCGTCCCTCCGGCGCTCATGTCGACGGCCGAGCGGCTGCTGAAGACCCAGCTTCGGGTCGACACGGCCAACAACGACGTGAACTTCCTCGTCACGTCGAACATGATCCCCGAAGGGTACATGGTGAACCAGTACCTGACGGACCCCGACGCGTGGTTCATCCGCACCGACGTCGACCACTCCCTGATCCACTTCAAGCGCTCCGGCATGAAGAAGCGGATGACGGAGGACGATGACACCTTCTCGATGAAGGTGAACTTCTCGGAGCGGTACAGCTTCGGCTTCTCCGATCCCCTGGGCGTCTACGGCTCTGCCGGCGCCTGACGATGGTGGGCGGGGCTTCGGCTCCGCCCTCTCGTTCTTGACGAAAGGGGAATCAAATGCCGAACGTCACGCATTTCTCTGACCTGCGCGTCGGCCGCGCCGAGGGTCGGGGGTCCCGGTATGGGGTCCGCGGCCTCGATGTCGTCGTCGCGCAGCGCTACACGATCACGCCCGCGGCCATTGCCACGGGTGCGGTCTGCGCCATCCAGTCCATCGCTGCGGCTGGGAACCTCACCATCAACGGGTCGCTGGCGTCCGGCGGGACGGCCACGCTCGACGTTCCCCGAGCGGTCACGATCACGACCAACGGGGACGAGTCCGGCCGCAACTTCACCGTGACCGGCAAGGACACCTACGGCGTCACGCTGGTCTGGACGACGGCCGGGCCGAACGCCTCGGTGACGACCTCCCCCAAGATGTTCAAGACCGTGACGCAGGTCGCGATCAACACGGCATCGGCGGGGACGGTGGCGGTGGGCTCCGGGGATCGCTTCGGCTTCCCGCTGAAGGTCGCCAAACGGTCGGACGTGGATATCTACTGGGACGGCGCACTCATCACGACCTCGTCCGGGTTCTCGGCCGCCGATACCACCGGGTCGGCCAAGTCGGGCGATGTTCGTGGCTACTACGGCGTCCAGTCCGCCGCAGACGCGACCAAGGTTCTGGATATGCGGATTTGGTCCGCCGACCCGGACACCACGGACGGGCTGTTCGGAACCGCCCAGTATTCGGGCTGATAGGGAAGGGCTGTCCGCCCGGGCGGCCCTTCTCCTTTCTTCGGAGGCCACGCGATGCCGCGCATTTTCTCCACCAAGACGATCTTCGAGAGCAGCGCGGCGACGACCGGCGCGTCCACCGAACTCGATTTCAGGGACGACCTGGGCGAATGCACCCGTGCCGTCGTCGCGTCGATGAACGCCTCGGACAGCCTCGCCGTGCAGGTCTCGGTCGACGACTCCACCTACATCACCGCGGCGACACTGACGGGCGCGTCCACGGCCTCGGCTCTGGTCGCCGGTCCCTGGCGGTACATCCGCGTCGTCAAGACGGGCACCAACGGGTCCGCGACGGTCAAGGTCAACGGCTGATGCTCGGTGTCCTGTCGCCATCCATCCTGCGCCCGATCGCGGCGTGGATGGCGCCGCCGCCGACCTATTACATCGATTTCCTCGGCGCGCAGACGGGCGGCTTGACGGTGACCCGCTCGGGCGCCACCGCAACGTTCGTGGACAGCACCGGCACCCGCCGTAGCGCCGCCGCCAACGCGGCGCGCTACGACCACGATCCGGCAACCGGCCGACTGCTGGGGCTGCTGCGCGAGCCGCAGCGCACGAACCTCGCGCTCTACAGCGACGATGCCTCGAACGCGAGCTGGTTCAAGGAGGGGTCGGCGACGATCACCGGCACGGCCCGCGTCGTCGAGCGCGGCGGCACGTCGCTGCACGGGATCACGCAGGGGCCGACCCTGGCGGGCAACACGGCCTACGTCACGGCGGCGGACCTGCTGCCGCTCGGCCGGCGCTACGTCCAGGCGATCTTCTACCCGGGCGGCGGCAGCCATGTCTGGGCGACGTTCGACCTGGAGGATGGCGTCGTCGCCGAGGGCAGCACCAGCGTCGTCGCCGGGATGCGGCGCGCCGAGGGCGGACGCTGGCGGTGCTGGGTGCGCGGCACGTCGGCCGCGGTTCCGTCGTCGCCCTACGTCTCGTGGCTGTCGGCGGCCTCGCCCAGCGGCGGGCTGGCACCATCGATCGCCGGTCTCGACGACGACGCGTTTGAGATCAGGGCGATGCAGGTCGAGGCCGGGCATTGCCCGACCAGCCCCATCGCCACCACGTCCGCCTCGGTGCAGCGCAATGCGGACGCGATCCTGCTGTCCGGGGCGGCATTCACCGGCGCCTGGAACCCGGCAGAGGGCGCGGCGCTGGTGGAATGGTCGATGCTCGACGCGCCGGCGGGGGCCGCATTCCCGCCGCTGCTGTCGTTCAACGATGGCGGGGGAAACGAGCGGCTCAACTTGTTCCTGAGCGAGGCATCGGGCGGCTTCTTCCTCGGCTGCGTCGATGGCGGCGCTGCGCAGGTGACCGGCATGACGGTCCCGGGTGTCGCCTACGACGGAACCCCGCAGCGCATGGCCGGCGGCTGGCGCCTCAACACGATCCGCATGGCGGCCATGGGCACGCTCTCTGCGCTGGATACGTCCGCGACCATCCCGACGGTCACGCAGATGCAGGTGGGCGACCAGGCGAGCGCGCTGGGGCCGGCGTCGACCCCGGTGTGGTTCCGCCGGATTGCGTATTGGGGCGTCCGATTGCCGGACGAGGTTCTGGTCGCGCTGACGAGGTGACGAGATGAGCGCATCCGGCCTCCGCACCTTCACGATGGATTTTGCCGAGATCATGGACGACGCCATCGCCATGACCGGGGGCGAGGCGGCGGACGCATGGCTGCACAGGTACGGCCGGAGGGCAGCGAACCGCATCCTCGCCGACTGGGCCAATCGCTCGCTCAACCTCTGGCAGATGGTCTCCACCACCATGGTTCTGTCGGCCGGGGTCTCGACCTATTCCCTGCCCGACGACTGCCTCGACGTCACCGAGGTGCAGTATCGCGACGACAGTTCCGGGGACGATATCGACCTCACCATGGGGCGGCTGTCCCGGTCGGAATATGCGGCCCTGTCGAACAAGGCGACGGAGGGTCGGCCGTCCTCCTATGTCGTGCTGCGGGAACTCGACAACGCCCGGCTGATCGTCTGGCCGACGCCGGACACCGCATCGGCGGAAAGCCTCTATTACTGGTACATCCAGAAAAACCAGGACGTGACGTCGGCGGCCGAGAACATCGGTATTCCGGAGCGGTTCCTGCCTGCCTTCGTGGCGGGGATGGCATATGAGCTTGGGAAGGTCCGTCCGACGGTCGACGCCAACAAGATCGCCTTCCTCCGCCAGGAGTACGAGGGCCTGCTGGTGCGGGCGCAGAATGAGGATCGGGAGCGGGTTCCGACCCGCATCACGGGCGATTTCTCGGCGTATTGGCGGCCATGACAATCATCGCGGCTGTTCAGGACGCCAAGCAGAGATGCACATGGATCGGTGCGGACTCCCGCGTGAGCAATGACGGAACCGTGTATCCAATCACCTGCCGAAAGATCAAGGTGGATGGTCACTACGCGATCGGGGCTTCTGGGTGGGCGAACGCCGTCTCGATCATTCAGAGGATGGACGATCTTTTCAAAGGTGGTCCTGCCGCGCAGGAAGTCGCGGACAGGATACAGGAGAAGCTCCGGGCCTCGAATTGGCGGGAAAAGGATGACAGTGGCCCGCATTCGTATGGCTGCTATTTCATCCTGGTGATCGGTCGCGATGTTTATGATATCGACGGTTCCCTAGACGTCTGCCGCATCGACGATGGAGCTCTCTGGGCGCGCGGGTCCGGTGCGCCCTTTGCGATTGGAGCCGGCGCCGCTCTGGAAGAGCATGTGTCTGGCGAGGAACGTATCCGCTCGGCGCTTAATGTCGCGGCGCGCTTCGAGTCTGGCTGTGCAGCCCCGTTCTTCGTGCATCGGGTCGATTGGCCATGAAGTTCCGCGGCCCTCGCGCTGAATGCGACCGCTGCGGCGGCGAGTTCTATCACCACGAACTCGAAAAACAGATGCAGGCGTCCGAGCGGGCATTGGTCTGGACGGGCTGGCTCGTCTGTCGGGAATGCCTCGATCGGGTGGACATCAAGTTCGTGAACCCGCCTTTGGGCGATCCCTATCCGATCTTCCCCCCGAACTACGGCAAGGCGCGATGACGAAACTGGCCGCTCCTGCGAACGCGAAATCGGCCTCGATCCGGGTCACGGTGATCCGGGCCAATGGCAGGATCGAGGATCACGGCGTCGTCGCCTTCTACCACCGCAATCCGCTCTACCGCTGGGCCTACAGGGTCCGCCGTGCGATCAGGAGAATTCTGCCATGGCGACAGTCGTAACCACGGCCGGACGCGCCGTTGCGGTCAACCGGCTCCGGGGTTCGGGGACCGAGCCGGTCTATGTTGGCTGGGGAACGGGTGCGGGGACCGCGACGACGACGGCGACCGGCCTGTTCACCGAACGCGCCGCCGATCTCTCCGCGACCACGGGCAACCGCGTCACGGGGACCAGTTCCGCGGTGTCTGGCGCGGTCACCGGGGACACCTGGCGGCTCGTCGCGACCTATACCGCCGGGGGCTCGGGCACCGTGACCAACGCCGGCGCATTCGACGCCCTGACGATCTCGGCGGGCAATCTCTTCGTCTATGGCGACTTCACCGGGATCGGGCTCGCCTCGAACGACGCCATCGCCTTCACGATCGACGTGGTGTTCGGGTAGTCGCCAATGGCGACGAAACTATACCTCCACAATTCCGCGGCCGACATTGGGGGAAACTTCTGGGAGGCGCTTGACAGCGTTCCAGCCAGCCCGGCGGGTACGGGAACTACCCGGTCAACGACTACCACGGCCAGTGGAACCGAGATACAGCTAACCCAGACGGCCGGCGGCACGGTCATGGAGTGGGTTTCCGGGTATGCGGCCAGCGCGTTCACACTGTCCGGCACGATCAGTGTATCGATGGTGGCGCGCGAAAGTGCGAACTCCGTCAATGCGAAACTCCGTGTAAAGGTCTGGGTTCGCAGCACCAGCGGCAGCGAGACCCTCGTCGCGACGCTCGACGACAACGTCGAGATGTCGACGACGGATTCTACCCTGACGTGGACAGGAAGCCCGACTTCGACGTCGGTGGCGCTCAACGAGCGCCTCGTCTTCCGGTTCTATGTCATCCCGAGCACGACGATGGGCGCGGGGTCCATCACGTCCCGCACCGCGGGTACGAGCGGCCTCAACTTCGTCCAGATCAACGAGACCGTCACCTTTACGTCGACCGAGAACACAAGCACCACATATGACAAGAGCCTGAGCGCAAACCTAACCCTGACGGCGACGATGCGCCGCTTGATCTTCAAGCGGGCTTCTGGTGCTCTTCCGATGGGCGCCAATCTCCGCAAGACCGTCACCAAAGGCATGTCGGCCGCGATCTCGCTGACGGCCACGCTGGCGCGTATCGCCGTGTTCCCGCTTCACCTCGTCGCGAACATGACGGCCGCCGCCTCGATCCGCAAGGAGATCGCAAAGGGCCTTTCCGCCCCGATCACGGCCACGGCATCGATCGTCAAGACCGTGAGCAAGAGCCTGTTGGCGACCTGCTCCTTCACCGCCGCGATCGCCAAGGCGTTCCCGGTCCATCTCTCCGCCTCGCTCACCGCCTCGGCCTCGATCACGAAGACGATCGCCAAGACCCTTTCCGCATCGCTCGGCCTCACCGCCACGATGCAGCGGGTCAAAACGGCCATAGTTCACCTGTCGGCCTCGGTTTCCCTGACCGCCTCGTTGGCGACGATCCGGGTATTCCAGCAGGCGCTCTCGGCCTCGATCACGCTCACCGCGTCGATGACGAAGACGATCTCCAAGCGCCTCGTCGCGACGCAATCGATGATCGCCCGGCCGATCCGGTGGGTGGCAACCCTGCTCGCCGCAACCCGGGGCGACAAGCCGAACTGGAACCAGTGCGCGCGCTGCTCCCGGAAGGTGCGGCCGAACAAGCTGCTCCAGCAGATGGAATACCGCGGCCCGCGACTGGTCTGGACCGGGCTCTACGTCTGTTCGTCCTGCATCGACGAGCCGCAGCCGCAAGGGATCTGGCCTCGGGAAACCGGCGGCGATCCCAAGCCCGTCATCCTCGCCCGACCGAGACGAGACTAGCCCATGGCAATGACCTATGCGTCCATAATCGCCGACGCCCCGGGCTGGGCCAATGACGAGAGCGACGAGTTCGCCGCCGTCCTCCCGACGCTGCTGGAGCGCGCGCAGGATCGCTGTTCCGACGCCTTCGCCGAACTGGAGCAGTTCAAGACCTCGGTCTCGGGCACTCTGACGGCGGGGTCGGCCAGTCTGTCACGGCCTGCCGACGCGATCTTCTTCCGCTCCGTCGAGATTACGGTTTCCGGCTCGATCCGCCTCCTGGAACGGCGGGACGTGACCGTCCTCAAGGAGATGTATCCGACGAACACCGCGCAGGCGGCGCCGAAGTATTACGGGGAGAGCGGACCATCGAACCTCCGCGTCGCCCCGACCCCAGATCAGGCATACAGCTACACGATCTGGTACGCGCGGAAGCTGCCGTACCTGTCCGGCTCGATCACATCGAACTGGCTCACCGACTACGCGCCGAATGCCCTCCAATACGCGCTGATGGTCGAGGCGTTCGGGTGGAAGGATTACCCGGACGAGGTGCGGATGTGGCTCGGCTACTTCGGCCGGGCGGTGAACGACATTCGCAAGCGCCATGGGCTCAACGAGCGCGACGACTACCGCGCGCTCTACTCCGGTTTCTCGATCGACAACCAGGGTGATTTCCCGGTGCCGATGGGCGTCCGCGCCCGTTCCGCCGCGCCGCAGGATGGGGGTAGCTGATGCCGAGTTCCGCAACGCCCATTCTCAAGCTGGAAGACCAGGCGACCGGCGAGAACGCCGCGACCTGGGGCACCAAGACCGACACCAACCTCGAACTGGTCGAGCAGGCGATCAAGTCGGTCTATTCGTACTCCTGCGCGGCATCGGGCGATATCACGTTGGACGACACGCAGTTCGTCGCCAACGACGTTCGCCGCGCCATGATCCGCCTCACCGGCTCCCGTTCTGCGGCGGGTAATATCGTCGTTCCGACCCGTCAGGGGTGGTGGTTCTTCGAGAACCTGACCACGGGCGGGTATGCGATGACGGTCAAGACGTCGGCGGGCACCGGGATTTCCCTCCCGGCCTCCGGCGGCGTCTACGGCCTGTTCTGCGACGGCACGAACGTCGAGAACATGGAATTGGTCAACGACACCCTGTTGCAGGCCGAACTTGGCGCGATCTCGGCCGGCGGGTTCTACACCACGTCGTCGTCGTCGAACGCGATCTCGGTGGCGGGCACCAACCTCACCTTCACCACGGCGGACAGCGGGAAGGCATTCACGGCCGGCACGCCGCTGCGGATCGCCCGGACGTCGGACCCCGCGAACTACTACATGGACGCGATCGTGGTCGACTACACGTCCACCACGCTACAGGTCACGGTCACCGACGCGGTTGGGTCCGGCACCTTCTCGGCATGGTCGATCAGCGTTGCGGGCGGTCCGTCCATCACGTCCTCGACCATCGTCCGCCGGGCGGTCACGACCAACGACACGATCGAACTGACGGACAATGGCGGCCTGATCGACTGCACCTCGGGGTCGTTCACTCTCACGCTCCCCGCCGCGGCGACCGCTGGAAACGGGTTCAACGTCCGGGTGGTGAACTCGGGCTCGGGAACCGTCGTCGTGGACGGTGACGGGTCGGAGACGATCAACGGTTCGGCTAACAAGTCCCTGGCGCAGTACCAGTGCGTCCACCTGTTCTGCAACGGCACGGGATGGGTGATCCTCAGCCCGTCGAAGATCGTTGCTGCGGAACTCGGATCGGGCTCCGCATCGTCCTCGACCTTCCTTCGAGGCGACATGTCCTGGGCGTCGGTCGGGTCGACCCTGCGCAACGTCTCGGCCAACGACACGCTGGTCGCTTCGGATGACAAGAACATCGTTCGCGTCACGGCCTCCGGCGTCACGCTTGGCACGACCGCCGCCGCAACCCTCGGCGCGGGGTGGCGGTGCACGATCCAGTGTGTCGGCGACTACAACGACCTATTCTATCTCATCATCAATCCGAACTCGTCTGAACTGATCGACGGACAGGCGCAGGTGATCGCCTATGCGGGCGAAGAATTCGATGTCTACTGCACCGGAACGGCATTCACGACTACGCGTCGCACGGGCCTGATCTTCTTCGGCGAGAAGGCGGCTTCGTCGACCGCAATCGACCTGTATCAGGACAGCGTCTTCTATGACGATCCCGAGATCGTCGGTGGGCAAATTCACGTTCAAGACCTCTCGCACGACAACGGGTCCAATCGGTCTCTGTACCTGTATCCGTATAAGAGCGGGTCGGTGGACTCTGGCGGCACCGTCGAGATGCGGTCGGCCGCTTTCACCGCGTATGCCACGCCAGCCGGCACTGAGGCGACGCAACACTATGCCGAACTGTGCCCGGCGATTGGCGCGAGTCATTCTTTCACCGCATGGGTCGATTTCGCGCGGCCGAACAGTTCCGGGTACATGCTCGGGCGCTATACCGGCGTTGCGACCTCCGGCGGGACGTATCCGCGGATGGGCACGTTCGCATACGTCGGGGGTGCTGTTGACGGGGTTTCTCTTCAGCTAAGTGGCTCTGGCAACTTCGACGCCGGGCTGGTCCGGTTCTTCGGCGTCCGCGCCCGGACGACCTGATGCCGTTCAAACTCGCCTCCTTGAAGTTCCGCCCCGGCATGGTGCGGGACGACACCGAGTATTCGGCGGAAGGCACTTGGGTCGACGGCGACAAGGTGCGGTTCTACCGGGGCTTCGCGGAGAAGCTGGGGGGATGGCAACGGCAGCAATCGGCCGCCGTTTCCGGGAAGTGCCGCGGGCTGTTCGCATGGTCGGACAACACCGGCAACCGCTGGCTCATGGCCGGCACCCACACCGGGCTTTACGTCACCGATACCGACACCCTGCACAACATCACCGGCTTGGGCCGTGTTCGCTCTTTGTGCTATGGTAATGGTAGTTGGTTGGCGGTGGGCGAGGGCGGGGAAGCCGCCTATTCGATCGACGGCACGACCTGGACCATCCTCGACGATATCGGGATGGGAACGTCCGTCATCCGGGACTGCGCCTATGGCAACGGGACCTGGGTGCTAGCCGGCGATCACGCCCAGATAGCGAAATCCACGAACCTTTCCGGCTGGGAAGTCGGGACCATCAACGCCTTCGTCGGGACCCGATCCCGCGCCACGATCTACGCGGTGGAATACGACGGTTCCTCGGTCTGGGTCCTAGCCGGCCAGGGCGGCGTCATGGTCACGTCGACCGACCTGGAGACGTTCACCACCGCCGCCCCGGATTTCGGCGTCTCCGATATCTACGACGTCCAGCACACCCAGCAGGCGTTCGGTGGCTCCTACTGTTGGGTTGCCTGTGGCGCCGATGGGAAGATGCGGCGAAGCATCGTCTCCGCGGGCGTCCTGGCGACGACGACATGGGGCGTGGTCTCTACCGGGATCGACGATACCGACCTGTGGACGCTGGAGTACGACAACGCCACGACGACGTGGATTGCCGCGGGCGAGCGGGCACGGCTGCTGACGGCGGGGACCGCGGTTCCCACGAACATGACGTTGAAGAAGTCCTCGTTCCTGGCCGGGCGCTACGTCACGATCTACTCGGGCGGCAACCTCAGTTCCGTCTCGTTCACGATCTCGGGCACGACAACCCGGAACGAGGTGACGACGGAAAGCCTGACCGGGCCGAACAACTCGACCGTGACCTCGATCAAGCGGTGGCGGGAAATCACCCAGGTCGCGGCGTCCACCGCCGTCCCGTCGAACGTCGAGGTCGGGTACACCGAAGACCGCGACGCGGTGGCGCAGGCGCAGACCTTGGGCGCCGCCGGGAACCTCGTCATCAACGGCGTCGACGCTTCGGGCGGGGCGGTCGATTGGGGGACCGTCGACGAAACGATCTGGGACGTGGCGGCGTACAACACCGGCGGCACGACCTATTGGGTGGCCGCTGGGGACAAGGGGAAACTCGCCACGGCCTCCGGCGCCAGTCCTTCGACATGGACGCAGGTCGCCACGACGAACGCCTCCCAAACCCTCTACGCGGTCATCAATAACGCATCGGGGACATGGGTCGCGGCGGGGGACAACGGCGCGATCGTGACGTCCACGGCCACGGCGGGGACTTCCGGGTGGACGGTGCAGACGTCTCCGTTCGGCGAGGAGGAGGCCCCGGAAAACGAACATGGGTCCGGCGGTCCGGGATGGGGCGCCGGGGCGTGGTCCGATCCTCGGGCGAATGGCGGTGGGTGGTCCGACCCCGCCGACGCGACCGAAATCTATCCCCGCACCTGGTCGCTGACGAAATGGGGGCAATACGGCATCGCCAATCCCCGATATGGGCAGATCAGGGAATGGCGGCTCGACGAGGACGTGACCGCGCAGGTCGTGTCCGGCGCGCCCCGGCGCGTCAACGCCGTGATGGTCACGGCCGAGAACATCATGGTGGCCCTGGGCTGCGACCAGGAGGGTACGTTCGATCCGATGCTGGTGGCGTGGTCGGATGTCGCGGACAACACGACCTGGGTTCCGCAATCCGCGAACTATGCCGGTAACCAGCGGCTGGCCGAGGGTGGGTTCATCGTCACCGGAAAACCGGCCAAGGGCGAAAGCCTGATCTGGACGGATACCGCGTTGTATTCGATGGTGTTCCGGCCCGGCGACGCGGACATCCCCTTCGAGTTCACCCTGATCGGCAACAACTGCGGCCTGATCGGCCCTCTCGCGGCGGCGGTTGTCGATGGCTCGACGTTCTGGATGGCGCGGAACGGGGCGTTCTACCTGTATGAAGGGGCGCTCCCCCTCCAGCTCGCGCCGAACCCGGTTCAGCAGTACGTGCAGGGGCTGCTGGAGCGCGTGGACTGGGAGGAAGTCCATTGCGCCCCGAACATCGCGAGGAACGAAATCTGGTGGTGGTTCCCGCGGACGCGCGAGGAGGACTGTTCGGACTACGTCGCGTTCCAGTTCGTGGACAAAATCTGGTTCACGGGCACGATGCAGCGCACCGCGATGCTGGATCGGGGGATTTTCGACAAGCCGGTCGGTGTCGATTGGGACGGCGTGTTCTGGTGGCATGAAATCGGCCACAACGCGGGGGACGGCCCCCTTACCGCCTATGTGAAATCGGCGCCCCTGGATATCGACGACGGCGACCGAGTTCTGAGAGTGGACAGCGTGGTGACGGACTTCGTGCTGTCCGGATCGTGCGACCTGATCTGCTCCTATCGCCGATACCCACAGGACACCTTGCGGACCAAGGATGCCTTGATGGTCACGCCGACGACGCGGCGGGTGGATACCCGTTTCGAGGGCCGGC